AGATTTGGCTCAGGCTACATCTACATTGACAGAAACTTCAGATGTTTCAAGCATCGCACTAGGTAACCCATCACAGGTTACAGTAACACTGAACGAATACGGTTCAGCAGTTACAACAACAAAGAAGTTAAACCTAACTTCTTTCAACGACGTTGATTCAGCTCTTGCTGACATCATCGCGTACAACGCAGCAGATTCTATTGACAACGTAGTAGGTCAGGTCCTCTCAGCAGGTACCAACGTAATCTACTCAAACGGTCCATCAGGAACTGCTCCAACAACTTCAGCAGGAGTTCTATCAGTAGACACAATGACAGTTGCAGATATCCGCAACGCTGTTGTATCACTACGCACAAACAAGGCATTGCCTCGTATGGGCGAACTATATGCTGCATACCTACACCCACGTCAGTCAGCCGATCTTCGTGCTGAAACTGGTACAGGTGGATTCCAGGAACTAACAAAGTACGTAGAACGTACACCGTTCGTTGCTGGCGCAGTAGGAGTTATCGAAGGCGCTTTCATCGTTGAGACACCACGTGTTCTTAACGGTCTAAAGTTAGCTGCTGGTATCTCAACTACAACAACTATCACCAACGTTGCTTTGACATCTAACGTAGTAACAATTACTACAGCAGTTGCTCACGGTCTTGGTACAGGTCAGATTGTAACAGTTGCTGCTACAACTAACACTGGAGTTAACGGTACATACACACTTGCGTCTGTACCATCAACAACAACATTTACATACGCATTGACAGCATCTAATATCACATCAGTTGCTGACACAGGTACTGTAACATTTACCAACAACTACCGCGCAATCGTCGCAGGTCGTGAAGCATTGGCTGAAGCACAGGCTGCAGACATCTCAACCGTTATCGGTCCAGAGATTGATGCACTCCGTCGTTTCCGCACAATCGGTTGGTACTACTTCGGAGGCTTTGCACGCCTTCGTGAAGCAGCGCTCTATCGCATTGAGTCTGCAGCAACAAACGGATAATTCCAAAAAGTGCAACGGCAGGGGTGGGGTCAAACCCACCTCTGTCACTTAGGAAAGGTTGGATATGGCATACACATTAGTAACACCCTACCAATGGCAAACCTGGGGCGCAGGTGCTGGTGAGCACACTAAGTACTCACGCCTTGCTGGTCGCCGTTTCAACGGTGGCACTATTGATGGTGCTATTCCAATCAGCCTTACAGATGTAGCACGTGGTCAGACAATGATTGTCAATGGCACCACAGTAACTTTGACATTGACTCCAAATCAAGATGATCTAGCTGCAGCTAGTTACTACTTCCTTGGCGGTCATAATTATACAATCAGTGATGGACAAGCACAGGTTCTTATCAATGCTGGCTACGGCGATTATGTGACACCGATAGTATGAGTTTACATAGAATACAAGCGCATCCTGAGTATGTAGAAGGATGCTTTGGCTGCAAGATAGGCGACTTAGAGTTGAGCGTAGGAGTGGCAAACCATAGAGGATTGCCTACTGCTAAGCAGCACGATAAGGAACTACAGTCTTATTATGATGCAACAAGACAGGGAATAGAACCGCGTTCAACAAAGAGCAAAGATATAGATGCAGCAGTTAAACTTTCCAACGAGGCTGGCAAGGCTTTCGATGGGATCCAAATGACCTTTAAGGAGTAATAATGGCAAAGATGTCACCTAAGATGATGAAGGCTTATTCAGCCTACGAAAAAACAGAACCAAAAGCAATGAAAAAGAAAGAATCTAAAAAAGGCGAAACTAAGGCACAAAAAGCCAAAGAAGTAAAACAAGGTATGCACAAAATGCCTAATGGTAAAATGATGAAAAACTCCGCTATGAAGAAAGGCAAGTAATAATGAATAACAACAGAGAATTAGCAACAGACATAAATAATCTTGTCTATCCACCAGCAGATAAGCAATATCCAAGCAACCTCAAGTACGAAACTTATGAAGAACTACAGACAGGCGCTCAAGGCAAGGCTGCTAAGTAATGAACAACGCAGCCAAGAAAGCCAAGATCTCTAAGGTAATGAAAGAGTTTAAGGCGGGAACGCTGAACTCTGGCTCTAGCAAAGGGCCAATAGTTAAGGGCAAGAAGCAAGCGATTGCTATTGCACTATCTTCGGCAAAGATGTCTAACAAGAAAATGGGTAAGAAGAAGTAAATGGCAAAGACTCCAGCGTGGCAACGCAAAGAAGGACAAAATCCTAAAGGTGGACTTAATGCAAAAGGCCGTGCCTCATTAAAGGCTTTAGGTCAAAACATTAAAGCACCTGTTAAGTCTGGAGATAATCCACGTAGAGCAAGTTACCTTGCTCGCGCTGCTGGTAATCCAGGACCTGAACGCAAGCCCAATGGAGAACCAACCAGATTACTTTTATCCCTGCAAGCGTGGGGTGCATCTAGTAAAGCAGATGCTAGATCCAAGGCTGCAGCTATATCTAAAAGAAATAAAGGTAAGAAATAATGTGTGCTAAATGTGGTTGTAAATGCAAAGCAGGCAATCCTCAAAAAGGTTGTAAATGCACCTGTGCTACCTGCAAGAACGCAAGGAGAAAAAAATAAAAAAGAAAGTAGCATTTTGGGATACAAAGAATCCTAAAGCAAAGTCAAAGACATTAACGCCTGCACAAAAGGCGTCAGCAAAAGCAAAGGCTAAGGCCGCAGGACGACCTTATCCAAACTTAATAGATAACGCAGCAGCTTCTCGCAAAAAGAAGTAAGGAGATATAGGTGGCACTAGGAGTAGCAGGAACAACGCTAAGAGATGAACTAAATCGTCTGGCTAATGGTGGCACCTATCGAGCACCGGGGGCGATGGTAGGACAAGCCTTGGCTGCTCGCCAATGGGCAGTTCTAAAGTCAGTAACAACAAATTTAACAGATACAGTGGGAGTATTAAATGCGATTCAAGGCACGACTAGCACCAATCGTCTTGACTTTAATGGCGTATGCAACGCTCTCGCTGGTACTTCTCAACTACCTGCAGCGCAGGCTCTCAGAGGAATCTCATCTTGAGCGCTAAATTTAATCTAATCTGCGAGCAAGCAACCACATTTAATTTTCAGTTTTCAGTCAACAATGATGCAGTCCCAATCAACCTTACTGGTTATACAGGAACTATGACAGTGCGCCCATTTGTTGGCTCTAGCACTACTACCATAACTGCTACTACAACTAATGGTCGTATGGTTATTACTGGTGCTACTGGCACAGTAACCGTAACCATTTCTGCAGCTCTTACGGAAGAGATTACAGCAGGTCGTTATTCTTATGACTTAGTACTAGATAGCGGATCTACTGTTACTAGATTCCTTGAAGGCTTATTTATCGTAACGGGGGCTGTGACACTGTGACAACTTATGTAGTTATTGAATCCATTACTCCAAACCAATCCTTAGTATTCTCAGCACAGCAAGGCCCACAAGGTGCAGTAGGTGCCACAGGCCCAACTGGTCCTAATGGTGCTACCGGCGCTACTGGTCCAACTGGTGCATCTGGTGCTACTGGTGTAACAGGCGCTACAGGCCCAACAGGACCCACTGGCTCCACCGGACCTACAGGCGTAGGTGCTACCGGTGCAACCGGTCCAACGGGTGTTACAGGCGCTACAGGCCCAACAGGACCTACTGGTGCTGCAAGTACAGTTGCCGGTCCTACGGGTCCTACAGGCCCTGCAGGGGCCACAGGACCTACAGGTCCTACCGGAGTCACTGGCGCAACCGGTGTTACTGGTACTGCTGGCTATACCGTTCTTAATGGTGCAGTAGACCCAACAACACAAGGCGTCAATGGCGATTTCTATATCAACACAGCAACTAATAAAATTTTTGGACCAAAGGCAGCAGGTGTATGGCCTACTGGTGTCAACCTAGTTGGACCAACTGGTGCAACTGGTCCTACAGGACCAACAGGTGCAACTGGTGCTGCAAGTACCGTTGCTGGCCCAACTGGTGCCACAGGTCCAGCAGGTGCTACTGGTGCAACTGGTCCTACTGGTGCAACAGGACCACAACCAAGTCTTTCAGCAGCTACTCCACAGGCGCTAGGTACAGCAGCAGCAGGTGTAGGAACCACAGCATCTAAGGATGATCACGTTCACCCAACTACAGGCGTTGGTCTAACCGCTAATCCATTATCACAATTTGCTGCTACTACTTCTGCTCAATTAGCCGGAGTTATATCAGATGAGACTGGCACTGGTGCTTTGGTCTTTGCAACTAGCCCTGCTTTGGTAACACCCGCTTTAGGAACTCCAGCGTCTGGTGTATTAACTAACGCAACTGGACTTCCTGTATCTACAGGTATCTCTGGTCTAGGTACTGGCGTTGCTAC